TTACTTATTCGGGTTATTCACGTTCATGGCCCGCTTCGCCGCCTGTGTGGCAAGGCTGTTGCCGCCGCTGCCCACCTGTGCCCCAAGGCCGTTGGTGGCGCTCAGCCCCTCGCTGGTCCCGCCGCTGCCTCCGCCGGATGCCCCGGCAGCCTGTGCGGCCGCTCCTGCCGCTGCGCTCATGTTGGAGCCGGTCATCTGATCCAGCAGCCCGGCCATCTTCTGCACCTGCTCCATGGCCTGTTGCAGCTGCTGGTAGAGGGTGCCGTTCTGCTGCACCCGCTCCCGCACCTTCTCGATGCCCTCAAAGTCCATCATGTCCAGCGCCGCCAGTGCGGCGTCCGCGTTGGCCGGGGCGAAGAACCCCAGCTGGTAGCATTCCTTTGCCGTCTCGTTCTGGGAGAGGCGGTTGAAGGTGCTCTTCTTCGCCGCGCTCACCGTGATGTCGAACACCGGCTCGTGGGCCCCCAGCTCCACGCCGCCCACCATGCCAACCGGCTGGGGCCGCAGCGCTTGGCCGGAAAATGGCACGAACTCCGTCTGGCCCGTGGGCCCCGTGATGCGGTACACCCGCTCTTCGTCGTAGAACTGCCGCATCAGCTCGATGATGAGGTAGCATTCTTTCGCGAAGGCCCGGTAGGCGCTCTTCAGCATATCGCGGGAGAGCTTCGAACCCGCCTCCTGTAAAGCCGCAATGGCCGAAGCCGCCGTCAGGCCGCTGGTGGTGCCGCCCTGCGAGACGTCCCGGTTGCCGCTGATTTCCTTCAGCTCGGCCACCCGCGCGTCCCGGTAGCTGATGCAGTTTCCCTGTAAGCCCGCCGTCTGCAAGGGGCTCAGGATGCCGTCCCGGATGCCCCCGGCCACGTGCACGATGTCCTTGGACCAGTCCGCCAGTTCCTCTTCGTTCACCCCCGCCGCGTCGCTCAGCAAAAAGCGGGGCTTTGCCGCCAGCTTGATGTTCTCGTCCATGGCGTGATTCATCTCGTCGATGGCGGTCTGGGTGTCCTTCATCACGTCGATGTACCCAAAGCCCGCCGGGCTGTCTTCCTCCATGAACAACGGATCGAACACAAAGGGGTACTGGCCGTGATCGTAGAACCCCCGGTCGGCATACTGCGGGTCGTTCTCGCTGGCGTAGAGGACGACCCCGTTGCAGAACTTGCAGTAATGCAGCAGCGGTTGCCCCTCCGGGCGGGCCTTTTTGTAGTACCAATCCACCACCACGCTCTTGTCGGCGGTGGAGATGTTTTCATCGTGGATGTACTTGGCCACTTCCAGCGTGCTCCCGGTGTGGCCGTCCATCTGGGGCCACTTGGCCTTCAACTGGTCGTTGTCTTCCAGACTCAGGCTGAACAGGTTCGGCGATTCCTGAATGTCCATCACGCCCGGCTCCCAGTACAACATCAGGATGTCCATGCTCTTGATGGCGATGTCTCCGATGCCGCTGCGCTTCGTCGGGTCCCAGAAGATGCCCTTCACGCCGGTGCCCTGCTTGAGCTTGCGCCACCATGTGTCGCTGTATGCCTGTTCGTAGTCCGCCTGTTCCAGCACCACCGGCAGCACCTTCGAGAGGACCTTCGCCGTATTCTCGTCGTCCGCCGCTCTGGGCAGCACGTTGGGTTCCGGGTAGTTGTCCATGGCGTCGGCGTGCTTGTTGGCAATGGAGTTGAACAGCCACCCGCTCGCCGGGGTGGGTTTGTCCTCCATCATCTTGTTCTTGTAATTCTTCCAGTGCCGCATCCGGAACCACAGCTCGTTGTCCACGATCCGGCTGTCCAGCGCGGCCTTGCCGCTCTTGTACTGCTGCAAAAGCTGCGCCGCCTTCGCCACCTCTTCGGTGCCGATGACGTCTTCGGCAGCCAGAATCACTTCGTCTTCCATTGGTTCTCCCTTCTCCCAAATGCTCCCCATCGGGGAGCTGTCTGCAACGCAGACTAAGGGGCTTCCTCTAAGCAGAGCTCTACGGGTTGCGGCTCCCAGCGTCTGCTTCGCTTTGCTCGCATCCTGCTGGCCGCTGCCCCAACAGCTCCTCCCTGCTTCCGCCACTGGCGGCGGTCGTCGCCGTTGCACTTTGGGGGAGCTGCAAGCAGCGCCGCCGTCAGGCGGACTGCGCGCTGAGAGGACCAGCTTCCTACACCCTATAGAACTTCGTCCGTCTCCCATCCAGTTCCAGCGGATCGTCCCGCAGCAGCGGAGCTTCCATATGCTGCCGGGGGCTGATGGGGTTCTCCATCAGCACATACCGGCACTCGTCGTAGATATGGTCTTCCTGCGTCGTGTCGATGTCCTCCACCCGGCTCTCGTCGTAGACCAGATTCGGGATGGTGCGGATGAAGTGCTTGCAGGTGTCGAAGACCTGAAACATCGGCTTGCCTTCTTCGTCGAAGGCCAGCCGGTAGTGGAATTGCATCTTGCCCGCCAGCCTCGTGTGGTCGCCGGGCATCCAGTGTAAAAAATTCGGGCTTTTCTCCTGCATGGCCGCAATGCTTTCGCCCCGGCTCTCGTCGAAGATGGCCGGGTCTGCCACGCCGGTAATGACCCGCCCCCGCAGCATCGGGTCGTTCTCCTCCGCCTCCCGGATCATCCGGGCCTGTTCCACCGGGTTCACCTTCGTTCCCTCGTTGGGGGTCCCGGTGCAGCCGTACAGTTCCTTGATCCGGTAGAGCCGCCCTTCCTCGTCCGCCGCGTACCACCCCACCGAGAACGGCTTCGCATAGCCGAAGTCGTACCCGCGCCAGATGCGCCAGTGGACCGGGATGCGGAACGGATGGATCACGTGGGTGTACCGCTGGTCGTCGTAGTGTTCCGGGTCGTTCCGCCATTCGGTGAACACCTGCCCCGTGAAACTGTTCCAGTCGCCGTACAGCAGCGCTTTCTTTTCCGCCTCCGGCAGCGCGGCCAGATTGCCGAGGTAGCCGGGGTTGTTGGCCAGCAGCGCCTTGTTGTCGAATACCGTGGAGGGGATGAAGATGCGGGTGCGCCGCTGCTCGATCTCCCCGCCCTCCGGCGTCTTGACCTTCACGTACTGCACCATCCGTGTGCCGGGCGGGGCCGGGGTGATGAACCTTGCCTTCACCCAGCCGTGGCCCACGCCTCCGGGGTTGGCCGTGGCGCGGGTGTAGACCCGCGTGCCGGGGCCGTTGGGGCGGTTGCGGCTCATGAGGTAGCTGTACTCCGCCCACGTGAAATGGGTCAGCTCGTCGAATCCGATGAAATCGTACTGCTGGCCTTGGTAGTTGTACTTGTCCTTTTCGTGGTTCAGGCTGCCGAAATAGATCTTCGCCCCGCTGGGGAAGGTCCAGCAGTGGTTCGAGCCGTTGTACCGCGCTTTCGGGAAGCAGGGCTTGTAATACTGCATGGTCTTGTCGATCAGCTCCCGCAGCTGGGGGAAAGTCTTGCGCAGGATCAGCGCCCGGTAGTGGGGAATATCCACCTGCCGCAGCGCCTCGATCACCAGTGCGTCGCTCTTGCCGCCGCCCGCAGCCCCGCCGTACAGCGCTTCGTCCTCGGTGCGGGCCATAAATGCCAGCTGCCTCGGCTGCGGCTTCCAGATCACTTTCCTGCGTTCCGTTTCACTCACCTGCTTCCCCATGCGCTCCCCATCGGGGGCCCTATTCCACCTCGACCTCCGCCTCGTCCCCGGTTCCTTCGGCTCCGATGCAGATCATCGGCGGGGCCTCTTCGGTCTCGTCGGCCGCTTTGGCCGTCGGGGTCAGCGCCGCCGCCTTTTCGGCCACGTCCATCAATACCCGCGCCACGTTGGCAGCGTTCTTGTCGTCCATGGTCAGGCCGTCGTAGTGCTCCCGCAGTGCTTCGAGCTGCCGCCGGTCGTTGTCCAAGAGCTTCCGGTCGTAGCTGCCGGGGCTGTTGTAGACCACAAGCCCCACCTCGGCGGCGTCGGCCAGAGCTTCCTGTTCGGTCTTGAGCAAGGCTCCCACCTCGGCGTCTCCTGCCCGCACGCCCTCTTCCAGCCGCTTGTCCAGCTTCGCCCGAATTTCTGCCGCCCGCTGGCTCTCCGCCACCCGGCCTTGCAGATAGGCCACCTGTTCCTTGGCCCCGATGGACGCCCGTACCGCGATTTCCCGCGCCGCCGCCTGTCTCGCCTCGGCAAAGGCGTCGCCCTTGGCTGCTTCTTCGGCCAGCCATGAGCGGATGGTGGATTCCGGCACCTTGTACCGCCGCGCCACCGCGCAGACGTTGTTCGACGCCACCATCGCCATCACCACTTCGGCCCGCAGCTTCGGCGGGTACTTCCGCCCCCGCTGGCTGCCCTGCACCGTGTTCTTGCAATACGCCCGCTTTTTCGTCATATACCCACCTTCCCTCTGTCGCGGAGCCCAACCGTTCCCGATCGGTCGAACCCCATTCACCCAGCACAGCCAAAACCGACCTGCCAAGGGCTCCCCCCTACTAGGGGAGCTGGCGGCGCTTTGCGCCGACTGAGAGGTTTTTCTTCTGTCTACCAGCCTACCACAACACGTCGCAGAAAAATACTTGAAACATTTCGGCTATAGCAGCCCCCGCCTCGCCGCTTCCACCGCTACCGTCGATAGCACTTCCAGCTCCTTGCGGTAGTAGGTGCTGCGGCTCACATACAGCGCGGGCACCACCTCGTCCTCCGTCTTGCCTTCCAGATACCGCAGCCTCAGCAGCTGGGCGCACAAGGGTTCCACGGCCTCGTAGTGCCGCAGCACCCCTTCGATCACCTCGGCCCACGCAGCACGAACAGGCCCCTCGGCATACTGCCGCAGAGCCTTTCGTGTGGCCTTTTTCTGTTCTTTCGTCACGGCACCGCCCCCCCTTTAGGCGCGTGTTTCAACGCAAAATACCAGTATCGGTTCTGTCAGGTGCGAGGTTTCGCAGATGCAGCGTGCACCCGCCGCAGGATCACATAACATTGCGGTTCGTTCCGCTCCCAGCCGTCCGGCCGTTCGCGGCCCGGCGATTCGTGCAGCTCTCCCGGCTCCAGCACCACGCACTTCTGCAATTCCCAGCCGGGGAACCGCTGGCCCCACCAATAGGCATCCTGCGCCATCTCTCCGCACGCGGTCCGCAGCTGCTTCCGGCTCCACCGGGTGTCGTTGGGGGGCTGTTCCGCCGGGCGGCGCAGGGTGCTGGTCTCCACCCAGATCCGTTCTTTGTGCCCGTACAGGTAGCCCAGCGTTCCGTTCCCGCCGTCCTTGCCCAACAGCTTGCCCATGTCCATTCTGTCAACGTTCATGGTGCCCTGCGGCTCAAACTCGTTGGTTCCGGGAATTCGCCGCCGCCACAGGTCTTCCAGCATCTCCCGCCATTCCCGGCGCTCGGCGTCTCCCATGCCCCAGCACTCAGCAAAGCCGTGCATGTGCAGCCGTCCGGCCTCGCCCTTCCGTACAGCCACCAGCATCAGGCGGATGTGCTTCTTCTCCACGCCGAACCTCTTGCACGTCGCCGCGATCACCCGCCGCCGGTAGTTCCTCACGTCCCGCAGACACTCTTCCATGTCCTCCGGCAGGTAGGGGTCATCGTAGGTTCCGGTCAGGAAGAATCCCCGCTTGTCGAAATTCGCCAGCGCCACCCGCTGCCGGTTCCGCAGGGAAGCCATTTTGTTCTTGGCTTTTTGCCCCTCGGTGGACTCCTTGCTCTTCTTCCGCCGGGTGCTGTGCTCGGTCGGCGTGATGGAGTAGACGCCCACAGCCATGTACTCATCCCCGCAGAGTATCTTTTTCTCGCGGATGTAGTTGCATCTCATCCCGCTGCCCTCCTGCTGGCCCTTCACTTCCGGTGTTCTTTCTCTTCTGACGGTCCCCACCGTCACAAAAATAACGGGTATACAAGCTCCCCAAAGGGGCCTTGCACCCCTTCTTTTTTATAAGGTGTCAGTTTATGAAAAGTAACGGATACGGTGGACCCTTTCCTGTCCATCGTATCCGTTGCCCTTCATTGAAACACAGGCCCGTTAAGGTCTCCCCGGTTTGCCCTTTGCCGCCCAGCCGCCATAGCTCAGCTCCGGCTTTCCCTGCTTCCGGGCCTTGCGGTTGTAGAGGCACAGGTCGTGCACGTCGAGCTGTAACGGCGTCGGATTTGGAATCTTGCACGGCTCGTCCGGCTCCACCCGCCGCCGTTCCGGCTTTGGGTTCGGCTTCTGATGCTTGTACGGTTTCAACTGGAGCGGCCGCATCTCTTCCCGCCGGGTCATCTTGCCAACGCCGAACCGTTTGCTCTTGCCGCCCTGCCGGTAGATGTTGCCCACCGTACTCTTGCAGCCGCAGATCCCCTTCACTGCCAGCTCCTGCGCAGTGCCTTCGCCCAGCAGCTTCCCGGCCATGTCCCAGACCGTGTAAATGTATACCCGCCGCTGCGGCGCACCCGTGTCTTGAGGTTCATCTGCTCCCCGTCGGGGAGCTGTCTGCAACGCAGACTGAGGGGTTCCTCTAAGCAGAGCTCCCACTTCGGGGGAGCTGCAAGCAGCTCCGGCTGTGCCGGACTGCGCGCTGAGAGGGCCGACCTCCACCCTCTCCATCCGCCAGCGCCGGGGCTTGTCGGTCTTCCGGTTGCTCAGGTAGCAGGTGGAAACGCTCCCGGCGTCCTTGAAAATGCCCTTCCCGGCCAGCTGCGCCGCCGTCCCCTTTGCCACATACTCCCCCGTCTTCGCGTCGTAGACGGTGTAAATGTACTTGCTCGCGCCCATCTCAACCCCTCCTCCGGTAGGCCCCGGTGTCCATCTGTGCCTTCGCCGCCTCGATCTTCCGGCGCACCTCGTCGCCGGAAAGCGGCAGCGCCGCCCTGCCCTGCTTTCCGGCCCGCCGTCCGGCGGCCATCATCACGGCCAGCTTCAGGAACTCGTCTTCCTGCGCCTGATAGCTCCGGCTCAGAGTCTGCACGGTCTTCTCGTCGTCGATGTTCTCCACCACGATCTCCTCGGTCTGCAACGCCTCGCACGCGCAGCGCCGCAGCTTTTCCATGGCCACCTCGATGCCGTCGGCCTTGCCCCACTCGTTGAGCTGCTCATAGTTGTGCCGCATTTCCCGGTACAGCCGATTCAGCCGCTCCGCCCCGAAGCCCAGCTCCTGCACACAGGCCAGCGCCATCAACTGCCACGCCATCGTGGCTGCCCGGTCGCCCACCATTTTGAGCTGCTGCTCCCGTCGGGTGCGCGGGGTGCGCAGCGCCGGGACCCGGAACTCCACCGGCACGCCCTCCGGCAGCGCCTCCGCCCGAAGCTGCCGGGCCTTTTCGGTCTGGGGCATCCCGTTGCGATCCGGCACCATCACCACGGCCAGACTCTCGTTGCCCAGCTGCTCCTGCCGCCGGGTGATCCGATCCAGCCGCACACGCCCCAGCCCCCACAGCTCGTGTAGGGCGATCTGCCCGCACCAGCACGTCAGTTGCACCACACTGTCCTGCGTCAGGTCGATCTCTGCCGCAAGATTCATTTTCTTTTTCATCCGACATTCTCCGTTCTACAAATTTTTCGCAGCTTCGGTTCCGTCCGGCACAGACCAGACATCCCGGCTGCGTGATCTCGAACACATGGGCACACTGAGTCCCATCCATTCCGTGTCACCCTTGCAATTCCTTAACGCGCTTGTAAAAATAGGCGTTCAATTTAAGCCATTCTTCCATCGGTACGTTTTCCCGATCCAGCGCTGCCGCGCTCAGCACCTTGTAAGCACGGCTGTTCTTGATGTCCCGCTCGTGCCAGTCTATCGCTTTCAGCTCTTCATCGAGCTTTGCTTTGTATTGTTCCAGCGTCATTTTCCAAGTTCCTCCACATGGTAGGCCCGGAATTCGTCAAACTCCGGGTAGTACTGCCGGGCCGTGTGCAGGGCCTTTTCCTTGGCTTCCTTCGCACTGTCCGTCTGCACCACATACGCGATGCACTCCACCATCTTCGCGCTCCGGCACTCAATGTGTACCCGGTACTTCATGCTCTGCCTCCTCTTCCTCCGGGTACAGTGCAAATACCTGCCCTTGGATTCGGCCCAGCATCTTCAGCACCCCGTCCAGCGCTTCCTTTTTGATGTCCGGCTCCATCCGTTCCAGCATGGGGACCATGCGCTCCCACTCGCTTTCCATCCGGTCTTTGGATTGAAACACCCACGCCGCGTCGTTTTCCTGCATCCTTTCCAGCTTTTGCCGCAGCTCCCCGGTCATGTCGGCGGCAATGGCATAGGCTTGCTGGTGGGCACGGCGATCCATTTCCTCTTCGTCCACCACGGCGGCGATGGGCTGCTTTTTCAAGGCGGCATTTTCCTCTTGCAGGGTTTTGATGCGCTCGCACTGGAACGCTTCGTTCTTCTTGGCCACAGAATAGCACTCCTTCGCCGCGCGAAGGTCTTTCCTTGCAGCCTCCAGCTCTTTATTCTTCTGCTGGTTCGCCTCTGCAAGGTTGTTTACATCTGCCAAGGCTGCTTTGTAGCGGCTCTCTGCCGTTTCGGCCCGCTGCTTGGCCTCCTCGTGCATCTTCCAGACCTCTTCCTCCCGCGCCTCGGCGGCGGCACCCCGCTCCTTCTCAGCCTTCAGCTGGGCCAAAAGTTCCTGATACTCCTTATGCGTCGTGATATCCCCCGAAAGTACCTGATCGACCGCCTCCGGCTCCGCGCTGGGGGCGCAGATGGCTTGCAGCAGACTCTTTCCGATCTGGCCGTCCTGCACAAGTTCGGCCAATTTGGCCGAACCCATCACGTTGCTCCCAACCTCCACCATCCGGGTCGCGCTGCGGATGCTCAGCCCGACCGACTGGCACCACTGTGCCCAACGCCCGCTGTACCGGTCGGCCAGCGCCGCATGGACATTCATCACATTCACGCACGCTTGTCCGTACTCCTGCACACTCCGGTTCATGTGCAACGTGAATTCCTCTGTGTTGGCCCGAATCACGGTGCACATGTTGGCGGGCAGAACAGTGTAGTCAAACGCCTGTAATGCCGTTTCGCTCTCCGCCATCCTTACCCCGCCTTTTTCTCGCCCCGCGCTGTCCGGGGCGCCACCGTGTTCCGGGGCGGCTGGTGTACCTTCCGGCCCTCGTCCGGCTGCTGCTCGGCCACAAGGCCCAGCGCGGCCAGCCCAAGGGCCACGCCGCCCAGTACCAGCGCTGCGGCCAGCCAGCCGAACATCGCCCAGCCCTCGCTGTGCTCAATGCCGGACGCGCACACCAGCACGCCCACCCCCAGCAGGATGGAACCCATGTAGTAGGCATTCGCCTTCAACTTCTTTTTCATTTGCAATTTCTCCTGTTCTGTGGTAAATTTGTGGTGATAGGCCCTTCTCAACCTGTCACCTTGAGGCTCGTCGGTGTTCCAGCACCGGCGGGCCTTTCTTGTTGGAACTCTTTTTGCCACGCCAGCGCGGCATTCTTGTCGATGCGCCACAGCCGCGGCCCTTCCTTGTGGGCGGGCAGCTGGCCCGTCCGGCACATCCGCTGCACCGTCTTCGGGTCAATGCCCATCAGTGCGCTGTATTCCTTCGGCGTCAGAAACGCGGGCAACTGCCGCGCATCCCAGATCTTCGCCCTCTTCATTCCGACCTACTCCTTTCCGACATTTTCACATCGCCGGTTCTTCTTTTTCGTCAGTATAGCAACTGTGAGCCCAAAGAACAACAACGATAAATCGTTCAAAAGCGCCTTGTGTATCCTTGCGTTCCTTCCGGTTCCTTTAACGATCCATCTGTTCACACAAAGTTTACGAATCCACTCGTGCAATTGCCTTTTCCTTTTCCACTGGGTCAGCAAACAGATATTCGAGCGTCAGCCCTCCCAAAATAAATTGCAGCGCCAGCATCTCGTTTAGCTTGAACTCGTTTTCACCATTCATCTTGTTGCTCAGTGTGGCCGGGCTCACGCCGATCTGCCTTGCCACCCGGCCAAGTGTGCGCCTTTGTGCTTTGAATTCCGCCCATAAATTCGGAAACCGCTTGCTCTCTTTCATCGTCCTCCCTCCTTTCCTGTGTTCTTGTTTCTCTCGCCTTCCCGTGGTATGATTCCATCAGAAAGGATGTGTTTTTCTTGAATGACCCGATGTTTACAGCATCAATATCAGCACTTGCAGCTCTTGTTTCATGTGCTGCCACACTGGCGAGTGTATTTGTCAACTGTCATTTGACAAAATACACTCGCCGTGCAACACACCAACTCGAAACAGAAAAGCTCTTTTTTAACGCCAAAGCAGAAGCGTACCATGCCCTGCTTCGTTCAGCCTCCGCATTTCAAGCGAACCCTTCCAATGAAAATATCTTAAATTTGGAAAGCGATTGTACGTATGCCATTCTATTTTCAAGCAAGGATGCTGAGGACATTTTGAGTGCTTACGGCAAAGCATTGATCGAATATCAGAACGTTCCTTCTTCTGTTCACTTTCAGGAACTTATCCATGCTCAGACTGCCGCTATGCGAGTAATGAAAGATGAACTAGATAGCATGACAAATTCAGCGCCGCTGTAATTGTTGCAAACACTATGACGGCCACGCCGGTCCGCATCATGCCTGTCCTCCTACCAATGCTTCCGGCAGTAAAAAGAATCGTTCCGACCATGTTCAGCAGAATCACTAAAAGGCTAACTGTGATACAAATAACTTCTGCCATCTCTCGCTCCCTCCTTTCACGCGCTCTTGCACCTTTTGTCTCCCCATGATACAATTTCCTCGAAAAGGAGGTGAATTGTATATGGTTCCCAAACTTCAAATTCGTTCTCAGGACTTCCCGGTGCTTGTTCGTGCGCTGCAATCGCTTGAACAAGCGCCGGATTCTTGGTTTGGTCCGGTCGATGATCCAGCTCTTATTCCCGAAATGAAGAATGCGGCTCGTGGGTTGCCAGCAAAGCTGAAATTCCATACTCTTCAGCTGTCTGACTTTGACCTTCTTGCGCTTCAGCAAGCTTGCGCATATCAGTGCCTGACCGCCAGTCTTTCAAAACGGGAAGCAGATATTCTGGAAAGCTACGAGAATCAGTTCTTTGTCCTTCTGTCGGCAGGTAATCCCGATATGTTACGGTAAACACCCTGTCCTGTCTGCCATTGCGCAACGCCATCCTCTGTGCCCGCCTCATGCGGGCTTTTTTGTTGCCGTCCATCCCTTCACCTCCTTGTGCTTACGCGCTCCTTGTGAGCAAGTATCTTTTCAGGATACCATTGAAGCAAAAAAAATTTCGTTCACTTCTCCCGCTGTGAGCCCATAGTGTTCCTGAATCGCAGCGATTTCATTCTGCCGGAACTGTGCCCCACGGTACTCATTGATCTTAGCATTCAGCCGGGAAAGGCTCATCTGAAGATAATCTGCCAAATTTTGTTGCGATTCACCATGAAGCTGCATAATCGCGTTCAATTTCCTCTTATTCAATTCCTTATCGCCTCCGTATCTTTTTAGGATACTTTGATTTTAGCATCCTGTACGAATCTTGTCAAGATATTTTTTCTTGCTTTTTAGATTTTGTGTGTTATTATTAAGATACACACTATAGAAAGAAGGTGGTAAACCATGACCACAGGTGAAAGAATCCGTCAGCTTCGCATAGAGCACCAGATGACGCAGGAGGAGCTCGGTGCAAAAGTTGGCGTCCAGAAAGCAGCCATCTATAAATATGAGAATGGTCTTATCGTAAACCTCAAACGCTCGACAATTGAGAAGTTGGCGCTGGTACTGGATACTACTCCAACCTATCTTATGGGCATGGAAGATGATGAGCCTCAGCAAACCACATTAACTTCTGCTCAGACTTCCTTGCTCGCTGTTTTTAATGAGTTAAATGAAGAAGGCCAGTCTAAAGTCATTGAATATGCAGAAGATTTGTGCCGTACAGGTTACTATAAAAAACGTGGTTCGCATGAATTGGGTTCGAAAGAAGCATAGATAAGGAGGCTATCATGTCCAGTTCATCCTATCTTGGTCATGGTGCAAAATACTGGGCCGAAAAATATTTTGAGCAGCAGACACAGACTCGAATACCCGACAATTCCAGTGCAATTGAGTGGCGTGATAAGTATCTGAGCCTTGAAAAAAGCTGTTCTCTGTATCAGTCCACCATTGCAGATTTGCGCACAGAGGTCGCCGATTTACGCGAAAAAGCTCAATGTGAATCAAAGCCCGAAATCTTTCAGGGACAAACTGCTGAGTATTGGTATAATGCCTATAAAAATTCTGAGGTTGCCTATTCCAAACTTTCCTTTAAAAAATTGGAAAGTCGATTGCAGGAAGATACTCCCACCCGTTATAAAGGTTCTACTGCAAAAGAGTGGGCAAACATATGCGATAACGCAAACGCTCAAATCGCAAGCCTTCAGAAAGAACTTCTTTCATCGAAAGCTCACATTGCTGCGATGAATGACACATACGAAATTCACGGGCATGATGCTCTTTATTGGTACGGAAACGCCTCTGACTGTCAAGAGGCTCTTAACTTTGAAAAGCGTCAAAAGAAGCAAATCATTTTACTGGCCATTTTTCTAATTATCGGTATCTTTTTCTCCAGCTTACTTCTCGGCGAGGGATATTTCGTTCCTCACTTCACCCCGGCGTCGCCGTATATCACAAAAGTTCAACAAGCCGCAGAATCAGCGGGGAATGATCTTGAAGAGCATAGAGACGAAGAAATTCAGGTTCGCATCAACGGAACAGAAACTATTGATTTTTCGCTAACGGATGAGATGAAAAATGAAATTCTTACTCTGTATGATCTTTATGCACAGGCTGGCGGTACGAGAGACAAGAATCTCCGCAACATCACAGATATTGACCAGACTGTTGTAAGCAAAAACGGAACCATCGTTGATGGTCACGTCAAAGAAGAGCTGATTGACGCTTTTTTCCGTGCGCTCTGATGATAACAAATAACCCCGTTGGTGGGCTTCACAACACCAACGGAGTTATAGAACAGAAAATCCCGGCAGCTGTCGGAAGTCTGCCGGGATTTTCTGCGCAGTCGATACCAATGAGAAATCAGAATGTCGGAAACTAAAAAGGAGAATTCTTATCATGGGTGCGTATCTGACAAGGTTATTATACCACATCAGCTCGCGCCTGACCCAAAGGAGCTGAAATTTTTATGGCAAGGAACAAGAAGAACACGGATGGCCGTTACCGCTACCGGGTGTACATCGGGAAAGACGAGGACGGCAACAAGAAATTCAAGTCCTTCTACGGCGCGACGGAGCGGGAAGCCAAAGCGGCCGCCGCAGAATATCGTGCTGCCATCAGCAAGGGCCTCGATCCGGAGCAGAGCAACGCGACGCTGGGCAAGTTGTACGACAACCTGATCGCGGTCAAAAAGGCCAAGGGCATCGGCGAGAAAAGCCTTGCCCGCTACGAGGACAACCGCGACGCATGGGGTGCCCTGAAGGATATGCCCGCCGGGGAGCTGAAAGCCGCCGACTTCCAGCGGGTGCTGAACGATCTGGCCGACTGGCACGACGGCAAGCCTCCCCTGTCCCACTTCACGCTGGCCAATCTGCGTTCCAGTGCCAAGGCGGCGTATGACCTCGCGATCCCGGAGATCGTGCTCTATAATCCCATCATCAAAGTCACCTGCCCAGCCGGGGCCCCTGCGGAGCCCCGTGAGCCGATTTCGGAAGAACAGCAACAGTGGATCCGGGAAACGCCGCACAAGGCCCAGCGGGCCGCGATGCTGCTTCTGTACTCTGGCCTTCGCCGCGGCGAAGCTACCGCCCTTACATGGGCCGACGTCGATCTGGACACAGCCACGATCACGGTCACCAAAGGATACAACTTCACCGGCAAGAGCACAAAGAAACCGAAGACCGCCGCCGGGTCCCGCGTGGTCAGTATCCCGAAGATTCTGGTGGACTACCTCAGAACGCAGCGGGACGACTGCCTGTATGTGCTGCACAACGATAAAGGCCAGCGGATGACGGAACAGGGCTGGAAGCGTCTGTGGGAAAGCTATATGCGGGATCTCAATGTCAAATACGGTTACGGTGGCAAGCAGAACAAGAACCGCCCCGGTGGTCTGCCCATGGTCATTGATACCTTTACGCCCCACCAGCTCCGCCACACCTTCTGCACCCTGATGTACTTTGCCGGTGTGGACGTCCTCACCGCCCGCGATCAGATGGGCCACAAAGACATCACCGTGACCCTTGGCATTTACACCTCCCTCGACAAAGAATTCAAAAAGAAGAAGATCAACCGTCTGGATGCGTATCTCAAAAAATCCACCGCCATCAAACTAAGCAGCGCCGGTTCCCCGGTGGCGCAAATCGGCTGA